GTAGAGAAGGCCACCAGCGAGGCTCTGAGCGACCCGAAGGTGGCCCAGGCCAAGGTGGTCCTGGAGCAGATTGCCCGGGTCATCGCCCCGTTTGGCGTGCCGATGGATGCGCAAGCGACCATCGACGCCAAGGACGAGGAGATTGCCAAGCTCAAGGGCATCGTGGCCGAGCGCGAGCTGGAGGTCCAGGCAGCCCAGAAAGAGGCTGCGGAGCTGAAGGTAGTCGCCACCGAAGCCGCCTATCAGTTGCACCTGGAGCGGCTGGTAGCCGAGGACGAGGCCCGGGACACGCTCATCAGGCTGGTGGGCAACGTGGCTCAATACGACTCCGTTGGCGAAATCGAGACGAAGGTGGAGGCGGCGCGACAGGAGCTGGCCAGGGCCAAGGTGCAGGAGCAGGAGAAGTCGGAGGCCCGTGACGCCGAGACGACGGCCAAGCTCGAAGAGCTGGAGGCCAGAATCAAGGCGGCCGAGGAGAAGGCCGAAGAGGTCCAGGCCGAAAAGGAGCGAGCAGACGAGCGTACTCGCAAGGCCTTGCAGGTGGCCGAAGAGATGCAGCTCGCGCTTCATGTCGAGCAGCGAATCAATGGCCATCCTGGAGCCGACGACCTGCGTGGCCTGTGCGAGTCTGCCTCGACGGTGGAAGAGGTGGACAGCATCATTGCTGGCTACGACAGGCGGCATCCGGAGCCCCCGAGCCTCGACGAAGAACAGGCGGCTCGGATTCGGAGCCGTGTGGCGCGGGGCAAAGAGCGAGACCAGCACGAAGACACTTACGGTCGTCCCGAGGGAAGCAACGGGAAAAGCAATGGAGCCGACCACAGTGCGGACCCGTTGGCTTCGCTGGGTTTGACCGAGGAGCAGTTTGATGAATTTGCCGGGACGAAGGGTCTCGGAAACTAGGCCTCCTGGGGCCGCGAAACGAGGAGGATGTGATGGAAGCGCGTAACATGCTCGCAGAGGCTGGCGCCAGGAGCATCAGGAATGAGTCCTACGCCGAGCAACTGAAGGGGAAGTGGGGCAAGTATCTCAAGGGCGTCAACGAGAACCATACCCAAAAGGTCATGGCGATGCTCTTCGAGAACCAGTTCGGCGACATGCGTCGTCAACTGACCGAGGACACGCTCGCAGTCAACGCCGGGGAGTACACGAAGTACATTTTCCCCGTTTTGCGTCGCGTTTTTCCCAATCTCATCGCGAACGAGATTGTCTCGATTCAGCCGATGACCGCGCCGGTCGGAGCCGTCTTCTACTTCGAGTACAAGCACGGCAAGAGCAAGGGCTCGACGGCGGCCGGGACCAACCTGCTCCAGAACTTCGACGAGAACTACTCGGCGGAGCTGGTGCAGTGGGAGCAGCTCGCTTCGGTGGTAGCCGGCGGCGAGTGGTCCGGTGGCACCCCCGGCTCGGCCATCCTGGCGTACAGCCCGGTTCGGCCGCTGGACGCCTCTCTGGGACTCCAGGTCACCATTCAGGAGTACAACCCGACGACCGACACCGTGGTCCAGGCGAAGGTGGACGACGGGGCGGGCGCCTTCACGGGCGGTGGTGCCGGTGCCATCAACTACGCCAACGGCCAGGTGACAGCGTTCACCTTCCCGGCGGCCACCACGGCGGGCAACGTCGTTCGGGCGTCGTACAGCTACGACTCCGAGGCGAACCGTCTGGTCCCGGATGTGTTCATCGACATCGAGCTGCAAGAGATTCGGGCCCGGTCCCGCAAGCTCAAGGCTCGTTGGAGTTCCGAGGCGGCCGACGACCTTCGCGCCTTCCATGGTGTGGACGCGGAGACCGAGCTGGTTTCGGGCATCAGCCAGGAAATCAGCCTGGAGCTGGACCGGGGCATCCTGGAAGAGCTGTTCACGGCCAGCGCGGGCATCGTTCGTGCGTTCGACTTCACCGTGCCGGCTGGCATGAGCGAGGTGGACCACATTCGTTCGGTCATGACCCAGATGTCGAATGTCTCCTTCCAGATTCACAAGGAGAGTCGGCGGGCGCCGGCCAACTGGGGCGTGACGAGCCCGGAGATTTCGGCGAAAATCATCCAGCTCCAGACGCACATGGACTATCGGGCCCCGTGGGTTTCCAACCCGGACAGCCCGACTGGCCCCTACGATGGCACCGTGCTCCCGCCGAGCTACGGCCCCATCACGAGCCACTTTGGCATCCTTCGCTTGGGCCCCTTGTCCAACAAGTGGATGATGTACCAGGACCCCTTCTTCCGTAGCAATTACATCATGTTGGGTCTGAGGGGCAATTCCTACCTCGACGCAGGGTTCGTTTTCAGTCCTTATGTGCCCCTGCAGCTCACTCCCACATTTCTCGACCCAGAAGACCAGACCTACAAGAAGGGTCTGCGCACTCGTTACGCAACGAAATTGCTGCGTTCCGAGTGGTACGGGCGCGTCCAAATCACGGGCGGCTTGTAGGGCTGAAAACCAAAGAATCTCCTTTCTAAAAACTCAATAAACATAAACACCACTAAGCATCTTTGAAGGCAAGAGCCAAGGGTGGTACCATTGCAAGCGATATCTTATGGTTGGAGGGGTCGGCCCTCTTCTCGCAAAGGAAGGAAAGCCCTATGGCTCACAGATACGTGAAACATCCCCAGTACAAGGGAAAGAGTCTGACCATTCGACGTGGGCGGCAGGACAAGGCCGTGGGCGACTACGAGGTCCTCGAAGGTCGTGAGTGGGAGAGGTTCGTGGCTCAGGGCTTGCTGGTCCCCGTGGTAGAGGAGGAAGTTCCCCCGCCGAAGACTCCTCCGACCCCCGTCGTTCCGTCCCCGTCCCCTCCCCCGCCTGCTCCTCCCAAGGAAGAGTCCCCCAAAGAGGAGCCCCCCAAAGAGGAGCCCCCCAGGGTGGTCAAAGAAGAGAAGGCCAGCGAGGGTTCAGTGTCCAAGTCGCCAGCGTCCAAAATGAGCGGCCTGGGCGGCAAGCGCAAAAAGTCAAAGAAGCCGGTTGCTGACGAGTAGGACGTGCGTGACCCCTCCTGTAGACTGAGCGAGGAGGAAGTATGGCCCTACCCTGCACAAAAGATGCTGCTGTGGCGTGGATTCGTCGGAAGCTCGGCTGTGGCGTGGTTGCAGTCGAGCTGACCAATGACCAGGCCGAGGATGCTTTTGATGACGCTGTCCGCTGGTGGGTAGCGCGTAAGGGGGTAAAGAAATACGCCGCGCAGAACCTGACGCCTGGGGTTCAGGAGTACACCATGCCGACGGACTGCGACATGGTGTTGCAGCTCTGGTTCCCCGGGGTGCAGCTCGACATCATCGCGGCGGTCAACCCCTATGCCTTCATTGACGTGGACCAGCTTCCAGTGGCCTACAGCTCTATCACAGGGGTGCCGGGCGGGAGTTTCTACGGCACTTTTATGCAAATTCTCCAGCACGCAGAGACGGCCAGAAGAGTGGTGGGGAGCGAGCCGGCCTGGGAGTACCGCAAGAGCGAGAACATGCTGTGGGTGTTTCCGCGCAACCAGCGCAATGGTTCTGCGGTGGTCCGATATGTCTCGAACGATTTGACCAGCGAGACTGAGACTGACGAGTTCTGCTCAAAAATCACGGTGAGAGACCGCGACTTGATTTTGCGGTATGCACGGGCAGAAGCGAAAGAGACGCTGGGAACCATCAGGGGAAAATACGGGGAGTGGCCAACCGCCGGCGGGACGCGGACAATGGACGGAGACACGCTCCGGACCGAAGCCCAGGCCGAGAAGGAAACACTCAACGAGGAGCTGTTGGGCTTGAGTGACCCGGTGCCGTTCTTGACGGGGTGAGGAGAAATACATGGAAGAGCAGCAGAAGCTAATGGAAGCCATTGAGGCCAAGCTCGACGAGCATGGCTTGCTGGAGCGCACTCAGGGGGGCGCTTTCACGGCGATGACTCATGTCATGAAGGCCAACCCGAAGTTCAAGCAGGAGCTGGCCCAGGCAGCGCTCGACGGGATGCTGCGCCGGCTGAAGGCCGAGGCGAAGAAGTACAAGGGGAACCTGGGTGGTTGGCGTGGAGAGGTGGCAGCGGGGTTTTCGCAGAAGCGGAACCTGGAGACTATCTCGACGATGGCTCGGGGAGAGATGGACCGGGCGGTCACAGCGCTCCTGCAGAAGATGCTCACTTGACCATGGCGTGGGTTCCCCTTGAGCAGCTCTTCGAGGGTCCCCGGCAGCGGGCTCGGGGCCGGGGCAAGACGAAGGCCCAGATGGTTCCCGCCATGGTGTCCCATTGCGTTCTGAGGGTGAAGGAGAAGGGGAAGGATACCAAGGAGGCCTGGCGCATTTGCAGGGCCCAGCTCACCAAACAGGGCTACATGAAGCCACCGTACAAGACGAACGCGAAACTCCCGGACGATGTGCGGCCCACGCAGAAGGGGGTTCGGCGGGGCATGAAGCACGCCATGGAGAAGGACGCGCCGGAGAAGTTCAAGAAATTCAAGGATGCCTTGCGGGGTATCGAGACGGGATTGTGATGGCCAAGACTTATCACAGCAAAAACGGCAAGTTCACGAGTTTCGACAACGCTAACGTCGTCAACCAGAACGGCGAGAAGTTCAAGGTGGTCCGGAGCTTGGAGCGGGTGAAGAGCCAGGGCGACGGGGACACGACGAACGACCCGCCGGCGACCGAGAGCACGGTGCTGGTCAAGGAGAAGGTCAGCGGGATGGCGGCGCGGATTGCCCCGCAGTGGTTGCCCCTCGACGAGGTGGTTCGGTAGATGGCCAAGTTCTGCCCCACCGATTGCTCGCCTGGCCGGCAGGTTTTCCCTGGCGATGACTGCGAGGGCTGTGGGGACGAGCGCGCCATTCACGACCTAATCGCGACGGAGCCGGCTGTCCTGTCGGGGGTGAAGCTCCGGCTCTACTCCCTTCGGCGGGCGAAGAACCGTC